CGGCAGCGCCCACAATTCCTGCGTCGTGTTGCAGGCGAGGAACGCCACCACCATGCGATAGAGCATCGAGCCGACGCCGAACATCTGCCCGGCGAGCGCGACCGATCCGACCGGGACCGCGACGTTCTGCGTCGCCGAGCCAGCGTTGGCGCCGGTCGTGAACATCTCACCGACCAGCAACGCTGGTTCGACCTGCGTCAAATTTCCTGCTTTTGATCCGTCAACGCTGGCCCAGAATAAGGGCAAATTCCAGCTCTCGGGAATCGTCGTTGAGACAGCCATGTTCAATTCACCATTAGACGACGGTCGCGAGACCGCGCGATGCAGCGTATTTTCACTTTGTAAGGTATTGCTTGACACTCTTCCGGATTGTAAGGTATATCCTTACACATGATCCGGTCGATTAAGAACAGGGGGCTTCGTCAATTCGCCGAAAAGGGTGATGCGTCGAAGCTTAGCGTTCAAAATCAGGATCGGTTACGCCGTATTCTAACAGCCCTGCATGCGGCCAAAATACCGGCCGACATGAATGTCGCGGGCTATAAATTCCATGCGCTAAAAGGTGACGATAAAGGTCGTTTTTCAGTGTGGGCAAGCGGAAACTGGCGCGTTACGTTCGGATGGTCCGGTGAACATGCCATAGACGTTGATCTGGAGGATTATCACTAATGAGCACAAATCCATTGCTTCGCGGATTGAGGCCGACGCATCCAGGCGAACTACTGCGCGAGGATGTGTTGCCTGCGCTGAATAGATCAAAGACTGAAATAGCCAGCCTGCTCGGAATTTCCCGGCAGACGCTTTATGACATCCTCGACGAAAAGCAGCCCATTACTCCCGGCATGGCGCTTCGTTTCGGAAAGCTGTGCGGCAATGGTCCTGATCTTTGGATCAATATGCAGCGCAGCTATGATCTACGAATTGCCGAGCGCGATCTTGCGAAAGAGATTGAAAAGATTCCAACGCTAGTCGAAGCATAGAGGAGAGCATCATGAACATAAAACCAATCCGCAACGATCTGGATCACGAGAGCGCCCTGCGTAAAATCACAAAACTCTGGAATTCACCATTCAACACCAATGATGGCGATGAGCTCGACATCTTGATCACGCTTGTCGAAAAATATGAGGAAACACGATGGCCCATCGATGAACCGAAGTGGGATCCTGTCGGTGTCTTACATTATCTCATTGATGAGGGCGGCCACACCCAAGCAGAACTTGCCAAACTCCTTGGTTCGCGGTCGCGCGCTTCCGAAATACTCTCCAAGCGCCGCGCACTGACTGTCGACATGATCCATGCAATTACCAAGGCATGGAAGATACCGGCCGAACTTCTGGTGAAACCATACAAGCTCGTCGAAATGGCTTGATGATCACGCGCCGGTCGCGTGCGGTGGCGGCGCGTTTGGATCGGTCAAAGGACGTGCCGGCTTATGAGCGTCCGTCCGTTCCGTGGTGACCGCCTTGTCGCTCAGCATGCGCGCGGTGAAGCCATCGTTCTCCCATTGGGAGCCCGCGGCTTTGAGTTGCCCGTCGATCGGATGCTTGATGTTGAGCGCACTGGCCTTGGTCGGATACACGGTAATTTTCGCCATGGTGGTCTAGCTCCCTAAATCGATCTGTGCGGAGAAGTTGTCTGGTTTGGGTGTGTTGGTGTCGCCGGCCGCATCGTTTGGCGGCTGTACTGTGACGGCGACGGTCGTGAGTAGGTTCGGCGCAACCGGCTCGAAATAGCAGCGATAGCGGAACGTCATCTGCATCTGCAGCTCGAGGTAATAAGCCTCGCCATTTTTCTGCACCGAATGGCTGCGCTTGATGCGCGGGATGGATTCGATGATCGGCTGATTGGTGGTGACATCACGCAAATCGAGAAACGTCGGATCGCACAAAAGAGTGTCGAGAATTGCCGATCCAACCTTGTCGATCGACCCCTCAAGCACGTCAGACTTCGTCGCGGTATCGAGCACCGAGATACCGATCACCACATCGGAGATGAAGCGCGGCGTGGCTACATTATCGTCGCCGTCAGGCCCCATATCCTCGTTGACGAAAAACACTCCGAGCGCCGGCACCTGGTCGGGCTGCACCGGTGTCATCGGAATCTTGCGCACCGATTTGAACGGCTTGAACGCCTTGACGATGCGATCGTAGGCGCCGTCACGGATTTGCAGCGTCAGGCTCATCGTGCGTCACCCTATTATTTATTCTGCACGACGCCGGGATTGGTGACGCGTTTAAGAATAAGCGTGGCGCCGCCCTGCCCGTCCGGCCTCACATCATCGACAATCAGATCGATATCGCTGGTCGGATCAAAATCGCCCTGCCAATAGGTGAGCGGCAGATATTTGACCGCGCTCGTAACCCAATCGCCTTGCTTGGGTGCGACGACATAATCCGAAAGACGAATGCCGAATTTCAAAGTGCGGTTAGAAAACGCCTCGCCGTCCTCGAGCACCAGATCGAGATCGGTGATGGTCCAGATACCTTGGGCGGCATAAGGCGCCGCGTTCTTTTGCGACACCAGCGGCGTGATTGTCACCGGCAGAGCGAACGCCGCCATTGCCGGGGCAAGCACTAGCCCTGAGAAATCAGTTGGCATCGGTCACCTGCGTTCGAAGGCGAGCCATGTCCCGGCGACGTGGGTGATTATTTGCCCCAAGTCCGCGAATTCGTGCAGCACCTCACGAACATCGACGGTTCCAAGATCGTGAAAATCGTGCCAGATGATGATGCCACCAGGCCGCGCGATCGCGCGAGCCAGCGCGGTATCATGGATCACCGTTTCGCGGCCGTGATCGCCGTCGATAAAGATTGCGTCGGCTGCCGGCAAATCATTGGCGGTTAGATCGAGCGAGCCGCGCCGGCGAACGATCAGAGAGAAACGCTTATCGTTCGCAACCATGTGGCCGGGGTGCGCCGGCACTTCATTCCGTTGCACCGTCTTGCTCGGAATGTAATCTGCGACGACGTCGACACCGACATAACTCCGGATACCGGGGATCTCCCGCAAGATCGCCTTGGCGGTGCGGCCTTCATTGACGCCAAATTCTACGATGCTTCGCGGTGCCTCAACCGTCTTGATCAGACCGATCAAGGTTTCGAGCTCGCCTGGATTCATAAATCTAGCCGATAGCCCACTCCAATCGATCGGTGCGATCGTCGCTATTTCCGATTTGTTGATGATTGGCAAGCGCAGCATCGGCATATTCCATGACGTCACGGAGAGCGCTAGAAAGATCGATACGCTTGTCGCACGCATGATCATGCCGGAAACATTCGCAAGGGCCGATCGGATCGACGCCAAGCGTCGATGATAGTTTTGCCCCTAGCGAAAATGACCGTGAATTTTCATAACCGCCGAAGACCGTAATCAGCGGTGTCTCGACGGCCTGGGCAAGCACAGTGGCAAAGCCCGGCGAACAGAATACCAGCGCCGATAGCCGGGCTAATGCCGCAAGTTCCTCGAAGGTCAATTCGCCAGCATGGAATTCCACGTCGCCGATTATTCGCGGGCCGACCAACCATTCCTGATTTGGCACCAGATCGGCAACACTGACGACGAAGAATTTAGAACGAATGGCGGCGAACAATTGCGCATAGGCCGCCTCATCCGGATTGCGCGCCTTGCAGCCTCCCCACTCCTTGCGATCGACCAACGGTCGAAAGAATAGGATCGGCTTGCTTGGCCAGACCCGCAGCCGCGATTTCAATTCGGATTGCCAGATTGTAGGAACCGGCAATCTGAAATCAAACGGTGTTGGCTCACATCCACAATTTGCCAGCATGGCGCCGAGCACGGATCCAAGCTTACGAACGTCTTGCGGCGAATACCATGCGCGCCGCTCTTCGATCCCTCTTGGCGGTGCCGCATTCAACAGCGCGCGATGTGTCCGCTCGTTCTTGGCTTGCGTGCGCAGGCGACTGTCGGCGGCGGCGAGATGCAGATTGGGCCCGACAAGATCGTGATAGACATTCGGCCACGGCGTTTGCAGCCATATCTCATAACCGCTCGCTAACAATTGTCGGATGACGGCGCGCTGGTGGAGATTGTCACCGAGCCCTTGCATCCCCCGCAAGAAAAGCTGCCGCCTCATTGTAACGCTTCCTCGATCGACATTTTCGGGAAACATTCGATCGCGCTGCGCGGGCTGGCGTTGATCACTTCAATTCCAAGATCACGACATTGGATGGCGGCACTATCAAATCTCTTAGCCCATGCCGGCCAGCTTTGATCACCCGGCTTATGCCAAAAATGCTCATCGTGATAATGATGCCGACCGTCGATAACTCCATAGTCGTAGCCAAGTAATACGATCTTGCGGGCGCGCTTAAGCACGGCGAGATTGAGCGCCGCATAGCCGGACGTCCCGCCGGTGCGCAGATTATCCGGAGTGTTCGAAAGGCCGTCCTCGAATTCCGAACGCAGATAAATCGCACCCTCTATTGGATCAACCGCGTGCCAGAACAGATTGCCGGGTGCCAGATAGAGTTGCGTCGTCTGCGCGAATTCCGCGAGCTCTTGCGTTCTCTCCTTGAGAAACCTGTGATCGATGGAGATACCGGCGGCGACCGGAATGGAGAACATCGACTGGTTGATGCCGATACAATGACCGAGCCCGCACAACCGCTTGAGAGCAAATCCGCTTAGCGACGGCCCACCGCCGATCAGATAAACCGTGCGATCACTCCACCACGGCGCCGTGATTTCGCCAAACTCCGGCGGCGGTTTGAACGGAAGCACCTTGGCCGTCATCGCCAGGTCGATTACGCGGTAAGCAGCGCTGGTAGTCCGACCCGATCGAATTCCTTCCACACGATATCGAGCCAGGTGAGCACGCGGCCGCGCAACACGCGCGATTGCGGACCGGCCGGATTTTGATCGTTATAGAACATCGTGAACGAACCACCGATTTTCTGCAGCGTCTCGCAGGCAATCTCGCTGAGCTGCGGCACATCGATGGTGACGTTGGCCATCTGTTGCCATATTGCCTGCCGCGACGGTTCGTCCCAATCGAAATATTGGGTCTGATTGATGTGGTTTTTCACCACGAAATGATGTGCCGAGCCGCCGGCGATGCGTTTGGCTGCCTCGCCGACCTCGGCGATCGATGCCATGGTTGGGCCCAACACATGCAACAGGATGAGCCGCACTTTGTTATTGCGAACGTCATCGAGCAGCTTAGCGTCTTCGAGTGCCTGCAGCGTTGGCGTCAATAGACCGCCGCGCAGATCGAGCACCGTCGCGGTATCGCCGCTGACGACATCAAACACCTTCATCTGATCCTGCACGCGACTGATATCGATCACTTCGGCGCCGGGCGCGAAGCGTTTCAAATCGCCGGCCGGGGACTCCGTATCAAACGCACGATGGCTGATTTTCCGCTCGCTCAGATAATCGAGCAGCGCGCGGGTCATGGTGGTCTTGCCGACGCCGCCTTTGTCGGCACCGACGATAATGATGCTGGGAATCACGGTTGCAACTCCATTTGTCGATTGCAAGGCATCGTCTGAATGCTCGGCGATGGCTTCGCGAAGATTAAAGGGACTCTGTTTTAATGGACGATCCACCACCCTCGATATGAATGGCCGCGCATCGTCGTCGTCGAAAAGGTGTGCCATTTTTTGTCGGTATCAAATTCCGCCCGGCATCGCCGGACGGAATTGTTCACATTGCCTCAACGTCAAGCCGCGGCGGAAGCCGATGCACGTTCGGTGAAGTGAGGACCTTCAGCGAGCGGAATCGGTTTCTCTTCTGGATTGACCAGAAACCCCGTCGCTCGCAGTTCGGCAATCTCGTCTGCCGGCAATTCAACTTCCTATCCGGGTCCGAAATTCATCATGACCGGCCGAAGAATTGGTTTGCCGTCATCGGCATAACCGATCACCTGCTTATTGCTCGGATGTGGCGAGGTCAAGGTACGTCCGCGCGCAACCGTGGCGCGGGCGCGTTTCGTGGCTATTGGATCAGCCATGGATTACTCCCTGTTCAAAGATTGTGGGTTTTGGGAAATGCCCTGCGGATTATTAAGCCCGCAGGGTAATTATCAGCCGAGCACCGGCGCGCAGACCGAGGCGGCAAACGCCGCATTGACGCGGTTCGGAATCACGATCGGTGACGATTGCATCATGAGATAACGCTGCGGCGGGTCTTCGGAAACCCAGGTCTTCGGCGCGAACGGCAACGCGGCGTAATTGAACGCCGGATCGAGGATCTGGCCGAAGGCCCGCGTCCCCATCATGTCGGAACCGGCGAGGATGATGGTGCCGTCCGCGATCATCGGCTGCTCGACGTCATTGTCGTCGACGTACCATTCGTTGTAGATCCACAACGAATATTGACCCCACTGGCCTTTGGAGACCGCGCCACGCTCGATGCGCGTGCCGGGATCAATGAGGTTGCCGGATTCACCCAGCCGCGGGTAGTAGATCGCACCCTTGAGCAAGGGATCGGCGATAAAGCCTTCCCATGCCGACGTGGTGAAGATGATGTCGGTCACCTTGGCGCCGGACTTCTTGAGAATCTGGCGCTGCCAGGCCTCCAGATTGCTGACCGGCGAGGCATTGCCGGCTACCACGTTGGCAGGGGTCCATCGCGCCGTGCTGGTGAGCGCGACGGTGAGCGAGGGATCGCGGCCGAAGTCAACGACCACAGTCGGGAAGCCATCGCCGGCGATGGTCACCGTTCCGGTCGACAACGCACTGGCCGCCATCCACTCGAGGCGGCGCGTGAGACTATCGACCTGATCGCTCATCTCGAATTCGAGATTGGCCATCTCGCGTTCGGCGCCGCTCATATCGCCGCCGATGCGCTCGCCGATCATGCGACGCACGGGCTTCCGGAGATCGGGAGCGCGCTTGTCCTTGATATAGGCGGGCTTGAAGGTGTTGGTCTGAATGCGTCGCTGTTCGACCAGTTTGCCTTCGACCAACGGTGAGACAAACGGCGACATGCGCCGCTTGCCGATGTCGACATCGATCGAGACGAATTCCGAATCCGAAGTAACGACATTCGGAAAGAACCGATCGAGCAGGAACGAGACCGCACGCTTCAGATTTGGGACAACTGCGATCAGGGTGTTGGTATCATAGATCAGATTGCCACCTGGCGTAGCCATGATGATGCTCCTTTATGAGCTAAGCCGCAGGGGCCGCTCGTATGGCGTTGAGTTTGACGAATGAAAAAACAGCGCGCTTCGTTAGCCGGGATCGGCCGCCGAGACGCTGCCTTTGAGGAAGATGCCCCGCGCCGCCAAAGAGGCCTTTGCGGTAGCTTCATTGATGCCAGCGCCGATGGTCACGGCGCGAATGTTGAATTCGCCGTGCAGATAGACACCGCCATAGACGGTGCCGCCCGTGGCGTCCGCGTCATCGGCCAGAACGGCGATCGGCGTTTGACTGCCGTCCGATGCCGTTGAAACCGATTTCGTGTAAGTCCCGCCGCCGGCGGAAACGTTGACGTCGATCGTATCGCCAGCCGCCATCGCGACCGAGCCGGCCGTGAAAGTCCACCCGAGCTCGGCGTCGCTATAGGCACCTGAGGTGCCGGCGGTGATCGTGGCACCGGACGGGTCCGTCACGGTATAGGCCGTCGGGGCCGAGAACGTGAGTTGATAACGCCCAACCCTCGTGTTGGTGGTGGTCGCGACCGCGCTCACCACGCCATTGCCGGTATTGCCGGGGGCATTCTCGATCGCCGAGCTAAGACCGCCCGACGATGTAATGAGGCCCATCAGCGTACCGCGTTTGAATGCGGCGCCGCCTGAGACGGACACATTTTCGCTGACGAGATGAAGTACACCCGCGATCAATTGATCGGGGATGAAGGTTTCGGCGACAGCGCTGGGCTGCTGCGGATTGTCGCCATAACTTGTCGGATTGAGAGCCATTGCGGCGCTCCTTTCGGTTGATGATGTGGAGGGAGTTCAGTTCTGATCGCGAAGCTTTGCGATCAGGCTTCGCCGCGACGCTTTTTACCGGCAGCAACGATAGCTTGAGCCAAGGCAGCAGGCGTTCCGGCCGCTGGCGCCGAGGCACCGTCGGCGCCGATACCAGGCTGCTTCTCGCCGGC